TATTCTGAGAAACCGGTAGACGCAAATAATCATGGAACATCCGCATTCAGATATGGGAACTGGTACGTATTCGGGAAGGTGACTGACCTGACGCCACCGCCCGCTAATGATTTTGATGCTACTCGACAATCTGACTTAGCTTTACAAGGATACCATCAATGGTAGAGACACCCGAACATACGAAGCAACTGATGAAGGAACTTGCGTCCGTCTCAGTTGCTCATGACGTATTCGCCAAAATGACTGCGTCCAGGTCTCCCGATAAAATCATTATCGAGAGAGGTCGGGGTCTGCTTGACTATTATGATGTGATGGTTGATGCTGACCCTGTGCTTGCTGGTCTGCTTGAAACCAGAATAGATGCAGTGGCTGGTCTGGAATGGGACGTTATCCCGGCATCTGAAGAACCTAATGATGAGAGGATTGCTGAGTTTGTAACATCCTGCCTGGATGGTCTGAAGCGGTTTAAACAGGACCTGGAACAAATATGTAGTGCAGCTAGAACCGGTTTTTCTGTGTGTGAGATTATCTGGGAACTTAAATCCTGGAACGGTGCACAGAAATGGATGCCTGTTAAACTGCTCTCACGACGTCCAGAACGTTTCACATTCGGCGAGAACTATGAGCTGAGGCTTAAGACCAGGCTGAATACCTGGGAGGGCGAGGAGCTTCCGCCTAATAAGTTTATTCATCATATCTTCAGACCAAGGTACGAGAATCCTTATGGAACAAGTTTATGTACAAGCATCTGGTGGATGTGGTGGTTTAAACATCATGGAATGGCCTGGTGGCTGAAGGCCGCAGAGAGGGGAGCTGTTGTCAGTCCTATCGGTTATTATCCTGAAGGCTGGAACGAAGACCAGATAAAAGATTTCAGGAATTTCCTGCGGACTATTATGAATGACTCTTATGGTGCAGTACCTGAAGGGTCCAACGTTGAATTCCCTCATATTAAAATCGATAAAGAATTTGCAAGCAAACTGAGAGAAGCCTGCAACGAGGAAATGATATATCGAATCCTGGGCGGTACTCAGTCATCTGGTGGTGATGAAGGTTCAAGGGCAAAAGCCAAGGTCCATGAGCACAGATTCCAGGAGAGGAAAGAAGCTGACGCTGAATCAGTGATGGCAACTATAAACCATCAGCTTATTAAACCGATGGTCCTGCTTAACTTCCCTGAGCCTACTGATTATCCTTATTGGAAGCTGAACTATGAAGAAGAGAAAGATGTCAATGCTATTGCTGATGTACTTGTCAAGGTTGCTAAGATAGGTGTGCCGGTCTCGACCAGAGATGCTGCAGAGATGGTTAACGTACCTCATGCAGAAGAGGGCGAGACCAGTCTGATTAAAATAACCGGAGGACCGTCGGTTCCTGGATTGACCCCGAATGAGCCCGACAATCCAGACGAAGAAGAGGAACCAAATCCAGAAGAAACAGAGGACCAGAATACAGAAGCTAATTTTGCAGTCTCGTTCCAGTCCAGAGCCGCAAAGAATGCAGGTAATATGAAGAACCTGTCAAATGCGGCTATCGAGTACGGGATGCCAGAATATAATAAGCTGACAAATCAACTTCAGACCTGGCTGTCAAAACAAGGTTCTTTGGAAAGGGCCCTGGATAATGTCGGTGATTTCAGCCTGGACATGAAGTCATTTACACAGTATCTGGCAGAGGCTCGTTATTTATCCTTATTATATGGGTTCCATACCTTGACTGATGACCCTAAGGTGAGGGATAATCTGGAAGCATCTAAGGGACCTATCGCAAAGAAAACTATCGGATGCATTCTCAGAAAGTTATTTGCATCCGCTAATAAATGGAAACCTCTGCCGTTTGAAGAAGCTATCGAACTGTTCGAGGACCGGACAATCCTGGAACGAAAAGATTTTGACGAGTTACTAGCATACGAAAAACGGCAGGCACTGACCGCAGCTAATATGACAGCCGAGACCCTGGAGGCACGGTTACAGCCTGCTTTACTCCAGGCCCTGGAAGAAGGTTTGACTCTGCCTCAGTTCCAGGCGATGGTTAAAGACATAGTTATGAGTCCGATACATGCAGAGAACATATTCAGAACTAATATTGTGACTGCATATAACGAAGGGCATATTGAAGCAATCATTGACCCACAGCTTCAGACCTGGGTTGCTGGTGTTGAATTCAGAGCGGTCAGTGATAATAGAACAACTGATATATGCCTGGAGAGAGATGGCCAGGTTTATAAAACAGAAGACCTTACTGCACTTGATATAGCACCACCCTGCCATTATATGTGCAGGTCGACGGTGACCGCAGTATTTGTGGACGAGTTTGGTGGAACATATTCAGAACCTCCGACTCTTAGAGCGCAAGAGGGCTTTGGATTATTCTCACCGATAAGGAGTGCTGCATAATGGAACCAGACGAACAAGGAACTCTTTTATTGACTGAATACTACTCTACCGTGAAGATGGTCATCATGCGGGAGGGTGACTGGTCAGGTTTTAATATGACCCCTGAACTGATGAAGGAGATTGTTACTTCTTATGACCCGTCAGTTCTCAGGGCTCCGATTGTCCTGGACCATGTTGACAGAGGCCCGAGCTTCGGACATGTTCTCGGCCTGGAACTGGTAGACCTGCCTGGAGATGACGGCGAATTTCAGATTGAGGCTACGGTCGGATTAACTGCTGAAGGACATTATCTGGTTGAATCCGGACAGTATCCCGAGCGGTCGGTACAAATCAGATGGGATTATCCGTTCGAGGGTATCTGGTACTTAACTCATCTTTCCCTGTTAGGTGCCGGAAATCCAAGATGCCTGGGAATGGGACCTGTTGTCAGGATACCTGATGATGTCGAAGCATTAGCTGAAGCCATCGACCCTGAGAACGTTGAACTTCTCGTGGCTCAGTTTATGTCAGTTTATTTTATCTGGGACCAGAATGAAGAGCACATTAGATACAGGGTTCGTGTTCCTTCCAGGTTCAGGGACGGCTCATTCAGAACAATTGATATGGATGCAAAGAAAGGTATCCAGGCAGTTGTCGGGAAACTGAAACCGAAGTTTGTGCCTGAAGGACATGACAAGAATGCGATGGTTGTCCAGGCACTTTTATTCAGTACTAAGACATGGGACTTGACCAAAGCGAAAGCCTGGGTCAAGAAACATAAATCAAATTTCTCTCAAGGAGGCATCGACACAATGGACGAAGATGTCAAAGGTACTGGTGACGGTACCCGAGATGCTGACCAGATAGCCGAACTAACGGCTCGAGCTGAGTCGGCAGAGAGCGAACTTGCAGAAGCCAAGAAAACCGCAGCTGAAGCAAATTCGAAACTCGACAGAGCCAACGTGCAGTCGGCTATTGACACCATGCTCGCTGCAGGAAAGATTCTTCCTGCTCAGGTTGAGATGGGTCTAGTCGATGCCGTTGCGGCTATCCCCACAGACCTGATGGTCGGGGATAAGTCCGTGCGGAATGTCATTCTCGAATGCGTTTCGCATAAGACCGATGCCTCTCATCTGAAGGACGAAAAGTCCAAGGATGGGAAGCAGAAGGTGGCTTCTACCGGGAAGGTCGACAACAGAGACCTTGACTCGCTCAGCCAGTCAACTGTCAAAGTTGCTCCCGGTACCATCGAGGTCACAGCTCGTGCTCGCGAGCTGATTGCAGAAGGCGTTAAAGTTGATGACGCCTACATCCAGGCGAAAGCCGAACTTCTGGGAGGTAACGGTTAATGCCTTACCCCACAACTCGCAGAAAGCATCAGCAGAGTCAGCACTCGCATTCTGTGCGGTTTTTCGCTGAGTCTGCTATCCTCAAAGGCCAGGTCGTTACCCTGGGAACTGAGGATACCGAGGTCGTTCCCTGCGGAGCCAATGAGTTACCGCTTGGAATCGCGCTGAATGAAGTAAATGCAGACGACCTCGCACTTTACGCCGCGGACGACAATCAGGAACGGGTAGCCGTTGAGGTTGCTGTCCATGGTATGGTTCCCGTACTCGCGGGAGCTGCAATCACGATGGGTGAGTATGTTAAGTCGGATGCTAACGGTCGATTGGTTCCGCTTGCTCTCGACGGCACAGAAGAGAATATGGTCGGTAAGGCCTATAATGTCGCTTCTGGTGATGGCGTCGAAACTCACATCTGGATTAACATGGTACCTGTTGGCTCAGTAGCCTAAGGTCAAAGACTAATACTTAAAGGAGAACTGATACTATGTACGGTGACCCCACAGTAGAACAGGGCCATATTGATGCGGCTCTGACTGACTTTGGTGTAATGTCATTCTATCTGAATGACAACTTCATGGCCAACCAGATTGCGCCTATCATCAAAGTCAAAAATCAGTCGGGCCAGTACGAAGTCATTGACCCTCGGGAAGCTCAGTCAGATGAGCACGAAGAGGACCTGACTTACGGACAGGAATCGACTGAGCTTAATCACGTCATTGACCATGGCAACTATGCCACCCGTCTTATCGGTAAAGCGGCATTCCTGCCCGATGGTGTCCGGCTCAACTCCGACAGACCGGAGAAGCAGGAGCAGAGACGTGTTAAGTACATCACTCATAACCAGGCTATCAGACGTGAGCGGATGCTTGCGAGCCTGGTTGACGACGTCAACAATTTCCATTCAGCAGCTCATCATGCTGCGGCTGCAGCTGCATGGGATGTTGTTGGAACTGACCCGAAGGTCGACATCGATGCGATGGTCCGACTGATTACCCTTGTGGCTGGAGTAGCTCCTAACAGGATGATGCTCCCTCCGCTGGCCTATGATATTCTGACGAGTAACTCGGAAGTCCGTGAACTCATCATGTATCAGAAGGGTGATTTGTACCTGCGGACCGGCGAAATCGGAGATGTCGTTTTCAACCTGAAACTTCTGAAGGCTGGTGCAGTCTATGACTCCGCCGCTCCTCTGGAAGCTCAGGACACAGCGTTCATCTGGGAAGACCTCCCCAACATCGGTGGAGACTGGGCGTTCCTGTATTACTACGATGATACTGACATGACCGAGACCGCTGGTTTCGCTCATCAGTTTGTCTGGAATGCTAACGTCCTTTCACCCGGTATGATGGGACGTCTGAGAAGGTTCCGTGTCGAATCCCGTGAGGGTGAGATGTTTGACTTCCGGTCAGATTGGGACCTTCAGGTAACGAACGGTCGTGCCGGTGGTGTTATTACTGGACTCCAGACTCCTGTGTAAAACCTGGAGCCTGAGATAATTCCCTGGAGGAATTGACATGTACAGAGCTAACATGCATCTGAACAAAGGCAGACATAAGGGTTACTTCAAACCTGGAGACGAAGTATCTGAGGACCATCCGTCATTCAAGCACTGGCTTGGTAAAGGATACCTCGACAAAGTCTCTGATGAGTCGGAACCTGTTGCACCTGCCGAACCGATTGAACCGGAAGCACCGGCAGAACCGGCCGAGCCCGTCGAACCGTCTGAAGATGTCGAGATTATTAATGTCGACTTCATCACAGATGAAATGGCCGAGACTCTCCAGGAGGCTGGTATCATAACTGTATCAGACCTGGAAGACTGGACCAAGGACGAGCTCGTCAAACTTCCGGGAATCGGAGCCAAGACAGCTGAAAAGCTTCTGGCACTTTAATCATTGAAACGGAGTCTTCGACATGGCTGATGAGAAATATACAACTGTTGAGAATGTAGCTTTACTGATGGGCGAACGTCATGCCGTCAACTGTGCTGTTGAACGGTCAGGCGCCGTCATAACTGACGCTGATGTTATCACTAGCATCGAGGAAGTTATTGAGACAGTCAGCCGCGAGCTTGACGGTTATCTCAGAGGACATGTCGAAGTTCCGTTCGATGATATATCTACAGGCAATGTGTCACCTGATGTTGAGGTCCTTGTAAGGGGATATGTTGCTTATCGGATGTGGGCACGTCGCGGAAGATTTGACAAGGACAATCCGCATTATGACGAGAAGAAACTATTCTTCCAGCGTGTCGACATGGTTCAGAAAGGTCGGTGGAGATTCGACACTGTTACCGGCAAAGAGGTAGCACAGAAACCTGTCTATTATGAAACTGACAGGGTGAGTGATGACCTTGAGCGTAAGGAAACAGGCAGAAAGTTTACTGACACATCATTGAGAGGATTTACTGACCCATGAGCCCACAGTACACCGGCAGTGGAACCAGAGTCTCTGTCAGAGGGATGGAGCGAGTTAAGGCCCTGGTTGAAGAACTCAGAAGAGCCGGAACC